AGAATTAATAAGTCTCTACGTAAGTGGAACTGTTAATATAACCAACAGGAGAAAGAAAAATGGAAGATACAATAGATGTAGCAAGTAAACTACAACGATTTATGAAGGAACAGCTTAAAAATTTAAGCACTATCATCACTTCAGGAGGCGTTGACAATATGGAAGACTACAGGTATATCCTAGGTCAAATTCGTACATACGAATTTTTATTACAGGAAATCTCTAACCTGCTTAACAAGAAGGAGCTAAATGCAGATGCAAAAGGAAACGTTATCAAACTCGACTGAGGTACCTAAAACGGTATTAGGTCTTGAAGAAAAGTATAAAGAAGAAGATAAAAAAACTGTAAGAGCAGAAAATATTACTGACTCTTTAATTGACAGTTTACCACAACCATCCGGTTGGAGGATTTTAGTATTACCATTTACACCAAAAGACAAAACCAAAGGTGGGATTATATTTTCACAAGAGTCTTTGGATAAATTAAGAATATCCACAAATTGTGGTTATGTCTTAAAACTTGGACCATTAGCTTATAACGACAAAGAGCGTTATCCAACAGGTCCGTGGTGCAAGGAAAAGGATTGGGTGATCTTTGCCAGATATGCTGGTTCAAGACTGCCAATAGAAGGCGGAGAAGTCCGTCTTTTAAACGATGACGAAGTTTTAGGAACTATAAAAAATCCTGAAGACGTTCTTCATCATATTTAAACATAGGAGGAAACTATGCCAGAAGACAAAAAGAAAGATCCATTAGTAGATGTCGGCGAAACAGAAGGTGCTGATGTTGAATTGGAATCTAAACAAGAGGAGGTATCACATGAAGTTGCTGAAGACGGTATTAAGTCCCTGGACACATCTGCGCAATCTAATGAGCAGCCTGTTGTTCAAGCTAGCAAACAAGAAACAGAAATAAAGGACCAAGGAACAGATACAGAAGCGAAGAAAGAATTAGAAGATTACAGTGAAGGCGTAAAAAAGAGAATTGCTAAACTAACTAAGAAGATGCGTGAAGCTGAAAGACAGCGTGAAGCTGCTATTGAGTATGCACGTAAAATTCAAGGTGAAAAAGAAACTTTAGCAGGTCGACTTACTAAATTAGATACAGGTTATGTTACTGAAATGGAAAATAGAATTAAATCTTCCATGGAAGCAGCAGCCGCTAAATTAGCACAAGCTAGAACTGATGGCGATTTAAAAGCAGAAATTGCAGCACAAACTGAAATAGCTAAATTAGGTTATGAAGATGCTAGATTATCTGAAATTAAATCTAAACAAGCATTAGAAATTAAAGTTGATAATGCTAAACCCGTTCAGGATTATGTTGATAGATTAAGGGAACAACCCATTCAACAAGAACAACCCATCAATCCAGATCCTAAAGCTCAAGGTTGGGCTCAAAAGAATACATGGTTTGGTCAAGATTCTGCTATGACTTATACTGCATTTGATTTGCATAAAAAGCTTGTAGAAGAAGAGGGTTATGATCCACAAAGTGATGAATATTATACGGAAATTGATAAAAGAATAAGACTTGAATTTCCGCATAAATTTGCTACTAATACAGTACAAACGACTAATACTTCAAAACCTACTCAAACCGTAGCTTCGGCTAGCAGAGCAGGTGGAAAAAGTTCTGGTCGCAAAACTGTAAGACTCACACCGTCACAGGTAGCTATTGCTAAAAAATTAGGTGTGCCACTTGAAGAATATGCGAAACAATTAACCACGAAGGAGGTATAGGCATATGGACAACAACGAAAATAAGACTTCCCGTGCGAGCGAAACTAGGGTTAAAGATGAAAGACCCAAAGTTTGGACTCCACCATCATCTCTGGATGCACCAACTGCGCCAGACGGATTTAGACACAGATGGATAAGAGCCGAGAGTGTAGGCTTCGATGATACGAAGAATATCTCTGGTAAATTGAGATCTGGTTGGGAACTAGTTAGAGCGGATGAATATCCTGATTCTAATTATCCAAAAGTCAAAGACGGAAAATACGCAGGAGTGATTGGGGTTGGTGGCCTATTGCTGGCTAGGATACCCGAGGAGATCGCTAAATCTCGAGAAGAGTACTTTGCACAAAGGACTAAAGATCGAGAAGATGCTATTGCAAACGATCCTCTGAGAGATCAGCACCCAAGTATGCCAATCAGCAAAGAGAGGCAGACTCGTGTAACTTTTGGTGGCTCAAAGAAGAACTAATTATTTAGTAATTCCTAACCACAAAGTTTAAAATAAACTTAAGGAGAAAATAAATATGGCAAACACAACAGTAGCCTTCGGTTTCAGACCGTTAGGCAAACTTGGTGGGAACCCAGCTGCAGGTGGACAAGATCAATATGTGATCGTGGACAACTATAGCTCGTCTATTTATCAAGGAGACCTTGTTAAGCTAAACGTTACTGGTGGAGTTGTTGTAGTTGATACATCAGCTTTAACTAGTATTTTTGGCGTATTCAATGGATGCTTGATTGAATCAGACCCATCAACTAAAAAACCAAAATGGTCAAATTTTTACTCACAAACGAATATCACACAGGGTGAAATTCAGGCGTACGTAATTAATGACCCTAATCAATTGTACCTAGTTAAATCTACAGGAACTGCTCTAGGAACTACTGCAGTTGGAGTAACTTTTAAACAAGTATATGCAGCTGGTAATACTAATAACGGTATTTCTGGTGCTTACCTTGATTTAGGAACTTCAGCAGCGGCAAGTGCTGGACAAGTGACAGTGGTGAATACTTCACCATTCGTAGGTAACGAAGAGGCTGTAACTAATGAAGATTTCATTGTTAGAATCTCTAAAGGTACTCAATTACTATAACAGGAGAATATAAACTATGGCTATATCACGATCACAACTAGTTAAAGAACTAGAACCAGGTTTAAACGCTCTGTTTGGACTTGAATATAAACGTTACGAAAGCGAGCATGAGGAAATCTTCATCAAAGAAACTTCAGATAGAGCATTTGAAGAAGAAGTGATGTTATCTGGTTTCGGTAATGCTGCTATTAAGTCGGAAGGTTCAGGCGTGACATACGATCAAGCGCAAGAAACTTTCACTGCTAGATACACGCATAATACTATAGCTCTTGCGTTTTCAATCACTGAAGAAGCGATTGAAGATAACTTGTATGACAGACTAGCGTCTAGATATACAAAAGCATTAGCTAGATCTATGGCGAATACAAAGCAGGTAACTGCGGCTAACGTATTGAATAACGGATTCAGCACATCTTATTTAGGTGGTGACGGATCTCCTTTATTCTCTACAACTCACGCTACAATCTCTGGATCATTTAGAAATACGCTTGCAACACAAGCTGATTTAAATGAAACATCTTTAGAGCAGTCATTGATTGACATTGCTGCTTTCACAGATGAAAGAGGTTTAAAAATTGCAGCTCAAGGAACTAAGTTAATTATTCCTTCTGAGCAACAATTTACAGCTGACAGATTAATGTCTTCTGCTGGCAGAGTTGGAACAGCTGACAATGATATCAATGCAATTAGAAACAAAGGAATGATTCCACAAGGTTATGTTGTGAACCATTACTTAACTGATTCTGATGCATTCTTTATCATTACAGATGTACCAAATGGCTTAAAGTATTTCGAAAGATCACCGATTAGAACTTCTATGGAAGGTGACTTCGAAACTGGTAACGTAAGATACAAAGCTAGAGAAAGATACAGCTTCGGCTGGTCTGACCCTAGAGGTGCTTTCGGTTCATCAGGCGCTTAATAATTAAGCAATTTATTTAATGGGGTGGGTTTATCTCACCCCATTATTGTGATAGAAAGAAAGAGTATGAAAAAACTGTTTAGTGTTAAAATCAGAGCTTATGGTCATATGGCTGATTTTAATGTTATGGCAGATGATAATGCAGAAAGTATAGAAAAAGCTATCCTTGACAAAATAGGAGAAAATGGGGTATTGTTAAAGGACAGTAACAGGATGTTTTCAACATCTAAATGCTGGATAACCTATGAGGAGGTTGTAGATGATATCAGTTCAAGACCTTTACAAGAAGAAGAGGTCATTAGAACTTGATTGGGAGCAACACTACATTCAAGAGGGTAAATATACTCTTGATATGGTTAAGATTGACGAAAAAATAAAAGACGTCATTAACCAAATTAAAATGACTGAAGCTGATATAGCTTACAGACAGATTAAAGTAGAGTTAGCTGCTCCTGAATTTTCTGTAGCTAGTTAAACCCTAGCTATATATCCGAAAACTAGATTTTCGATGTAGGAACCCCTTGCGCTATTTTATAATTTAAGCTATATTTCAATAACTATACATTAACATCTAATGTAGACGAGTATAGTCGACAGCCTAATGACTACATTGGATTATTTAGGAGGATAATAATATGGCAAAAACTACGTTTCAAGGAGTAGTAAGATCTTACGGCGGACAAAATAAAGAATCTGACGTATTCGCAGGTACAGTTGTTCTTGCAGCTAAAGGAATTGTAAACAGTTCTACATCTGTTTATTCTGCAGTTACAGGAATCAATGGAGGAGCGATTGTTCTTCCAGCTGGAGCACAAATTACTGATGTTGTACACACAGCAACAGGTGCCGCTGACAAAGCATTAAATCTAGGAACTACTTCAACTGCTGCTCAAGCAGCTTCTACTTCAATCACTAGCGCATTAAGTGCTAATGGTATTCAATCATCTTTGGTTGGAAATGATTTAGGAACTTTTGCAACAACTCCACTTACAGTTAATTCAACTGTATATGGTGCAGGAACAGGAAGTTCTACAACTGCTTCTACTACATCTGTAACTATCTATTACATAATTAGTGATAATGGTAAACCAGGTGAAGTTGGACCAGGAGCTTAATTAAATTCTTAATGGAGCTTCTTCGGGAGCTCCATTAATACAAAGAGAAATTTATGGCAATGAAAAGTGATGTAAAACCAGTCGTAACAAGTTCTACAAATGCAGTTTTATTTACAGGACCAACAAGACTTCGTGGATTTATGGTTCAAGCTGTTGGAAGTTCTGGAACAGCAATTATTAATGGTTTAGTAAATGATACAACTGTTAGTTCTTCAACGAATACACAAGTTTATATTCCAGTGACAGTTGGTGCAAATCAAACTGAAACATTAAACCTTCCAGAAGATGGAGTTTTATATGCTGGAAGAAATGGTACAGCAATTGTTGATGGAGTTGGTGTAACAGCAAATAGTAGCGGATTAACTATTACGTTATTTATAGATAAATAGGAGAGTAGATGACTACCTCTGGTACTACAAGTTTCAATCTTGAACTAGATGAGCTTTTTGATGAAGCTTATGGACGAGTAGGTATTGGAGGAACTAGAACTGGATTTCATTTAAGATCAGCAAGAAGAAATCTTAATATTTTATTATCTGAGTGGGATAACAGAGGAGTTCATTTATGGAAAGTCAAACTTGCAACTATTCCATTAGTATTAGGACAAGCTGAATATAGTTATTCATCAGATCCTACTAATTATCCAGATGATATTAACGATGTATTAGAAGCTTATATTAGAAATAATACTTCTCCAAATGCTTCATTACCAACAGATACTTCTTTAACTAAAATAGATAGATCT